CCGGCGTGCATGCTTGCGCACGTAATCACGTGCTGTTGGCTCGTTGTCGTAGGCCCATACCAGCACCGGCAGCTTGCCGCCGCGCTGGTCGCGCAGGGCGCGCAGCGATTCCTCGGGGTAGCCGTTGCTGGACATACCCGATGCAGCCGCAATGCCATGCTGCAGGAGCGAAATAGCGTCGAAGATGCCCTCGGTGATCCAGACCTCACGCGCGGTCGGCAGCATGTCGGCCGCAGCGGGGGCGATCCACCAGGCACCCGCATAGCTCTGGCCCGGCATGAAGCGCGCTTTCTGCTTGCCGAAGCGGTGAGCGCGGTCGATCAGGCGCTCCCAATAGCCGCCCTTGGTCAGCGGGAACCGTACCGTCGCGGTGCCTTCCCTGGACTTGCGGTCGAAGTAGCTCTCCTGTGTGTAGAGGCCACGGAGCGCGGTCAGATCGAAGCCGCGCGAGTACCGCAGGTAGGCGTCCGCCGCAGCGTGCGGCGCCGTCTCCGTGCGTTCGTGGCGCTTTGACCAGTCATCGAACAGATCGTCGTAGACATCCTTGACGCTGACCTCATGCCCGCACTTGGCCTGTCGCCCACAGCGCAGCACCCACGGATTCTGGAAGCTGGTGTAAAGCTCCTTCTGACCACAGGCGGGGCACTTGCCGCCGCGCATGTATTCCGTGCTGGGACGGTGCTTGAGGCCGTAGTCCCGCTCGATGCGCCGCAGAACTTGCTGGCGGATGTCTTCTTGCATGATCGGTTCAGGCCTTCGCGCTGCGGCGCTTGCTGCTTTTCTGCGGGCGGTAGGTGGGTTCGGTGATGACTTCGACCTTGCCGCCTGCCTTGCGGAACGCGGCTACCCGCGCGGCCAGCGTGGCGGCGTCCTCTGCCTTCTTGGCAGGATCGGTAGGCACGTACCCGGCAGGGCCTGGGACGAGGAAGGGCACCTGTGCGGTCGACCATGCGTCGCGCTGGCTCATGGGGATGTCTCGCCCTGGTCGGTCTCGGCGTCGATTAGGCCCAGCCCCTCGGGCGGGTTCTTGATTTCGACGACGCCGCAGTCGTTCAACTCGATACCGCGATCAGTCGCTTCCAGCAGGCGGTCATTGCCGGGGGCGCAGCGCACAAGGCCCAAGGCCATCAACTGCCACACGGGCGCAGCAGTGAAGGCGTCGCCGGCCTCGGCCTGACGGCCCGTGTAGCCGCGTGCGCCAACCACCAACCCGCCATGACGGATGGTGGATTGCAGGCAAAGCTTCGCCATTGGCGAGAGCATCGCCAGTTCAAGAACAGCCATGGTTTATTTCCTCAGTGGTCGGCGGGGAGCGGCAATGCGTCCAGCAGATCGGGTTGGTTGCCGCTGTGCTGCATGCGGTGAGCGCGCTGGGCGATCTCGCGGGCATATGCGGGGCTTGGGGGAAGATCAGTCGGCCGTGCATCGGGCAGGCCGCTGGGACTGGCAACGCCGGTCAGTTCGGTGTGGCCGGTGAACGCGGCAGAACAGACCGGGTTGGTGCAGTTGAACGAGTCGTGCCGGAGGTGGTCATGGCTCAGGTGGCTGGTGCGCTTCACCAACGGGGAATGGCAGAAGGGGCAGCGGAAGACCACCTTCCTGCGTGCGCTGTACGAAGACATGACCGGCCCTCAGTTCGACGCGGGATCGATAGTGCCGGCCTTGATGCCCAGCACTACGGCGGCCTTGTGCGCTTCGCCACGCCGACCCTTGTTGCGACCGGACAGCACCAGCCACGTGGCGCGCTTGTCGAGGTTGTGGGTGCGGGCGAACTCGGCGATGGAGATGCCCTGCCGGTCGAGTTCCTCTCGCACCTGGGGTGCGGTTTTTAGGACAGGTTTGGACATATCGGGCACCAAAGTGTGATTATTGTGTACTTGGGGCAACGATAGTGCGAAAAAGCGCACCAGTCAACATGGAGAGTTCGAAAAATGTCACTCACTGAAGATCCTAAGCTCGGCGTGGGCGCACGACTGCGTGCCGAACGTGAGCGCCTGGACCTGAGCCAAGAGGAAATGGGCTCGCGCGCCGGCAAGAACAAGAACACGCAGATGCGCTACGAGACGGGCGTCAACTCACCGACCGCCGCTTACCTGCATGAACTGGCCGCGCTGGGCGTTGATATCGGGTATGTGCTGACCGGATTCCCAACCGAACTGGACGACGAAGACGGCGAGATGCTGGCGCGCTTCCGGGCGGCATCGCCTGAAATGCGCTTTGCGGTGCGACTGATGCTGACGGCGCCGAAGGAGGCTGCTGCAAAGCACGCCGAAGCCGGTGCGGCGCCGATGGTGGGTGGTAATAATTCCGGCCAGGTCAATGCGGGCACGGTGACCCAGGGCGATGTCAGCTTCCAGATCGGTTCGCGCAACAAGGGCGGCCGGAAACGCTCGAGCTAAATATCGGGCAACTGATACTGGCTGTTGGTCAAAATATCGACCGGGGCAAGGGCGCCTGTAGAGGCAAACGCGACAGGCGCCTACGCCGTTGCCCCGCGTTCAAGTTCAAGGGACGTCGTAAAGCCGGCGCCGCCATCAATGGTGTGCGTCGCCTTCACCACCAGCCAGTCCGTGCCGTCGATCTCGGGCTTGATGCCCGCGACATTCACCGTCTGACCGGGATAAAGATCGGCACGGCCTAGCGCCAACTTGAACGATAGTGTCGCTGTACCCCGTGCCAACCGCTGCAACTCCGCCGTCGCATGTTGCCGCGCCTCGCTCTCGCTGGCGTAGGTAGCCTGCAGCTTCTTCTCGTTCTTGTCGGTGCCCACCAGCACGGCCTTGCGCCGCGCCGCGCCGCGATCACCCCAGTAGGCACGCACGCCGGTCACCGCATCGCGGTCGACCACGGCGTACCGGTGCGAATCCCCCGATGCGCGTGTCAGCTTCTGCACCGGCAGGCTGATGCCGTCACCGGTCGTAGTGCCATCGATGGGCTTGAAGATCAGAGTACCGGCCTTGATGGTCGCCACGGCATCGAATCGCTTGCCAAGCCGCGTGAGCAGGTTCACGTCGCTTTCGTTTGCCTGATCCAGATGCGGTAACGCCACGCTATCGAGCGCAGGCGCTATGGCTGCTTTCAGCGAGTGTTCCCCGGCCAAGGCGCGCAGCACTGCCCCGAGCGTGGTGTCATGCCAGCTGCGCTCGCGGCGCGTGCGGATCGAGTGCGTCAGATCCGCGCTGCGGGCGCGAATGGTGATGATGTCGGGCGGGCCGCTGTGTTCAGCCTCATCGACCACGAACGTGCCCTTGTTGACCATGCCGCTGTCAGCCCAGCCGAATGCCAGCGCCAATGTCACACCGCGACGCGGCAGCGCCAGGCGTCCGTCATGGTCATGCAGGCGCAGGTCAACCTGGTCGGCCTCATCGCCCCGGCTTTCGGTCAGGCTCAGATCCAGCAGGCGCGGCGCGAGCCGGTCGGTAATGTCGACACCGTCCAGTGTCGCGCGCCACTGCGGAATCGGGTAGAAGGCGCTCATGCTGCCGCTTCCTCCGTGTCATCGTCGGTACGCGCCAGCTGCAGCTGGAAATCAATGCGGCGCGGCGTGCCATCGGAAAAGAACTCTGTCCGACCTTCGTTGATCGAGAGGATGACGTAGGCGCCATAGACCATGCCGTTGCCCTCCACCAGCGCCAGCGGGCGGCCCTCGGCGGCCAGCTCCCGCAGCACATCCAGCGTGAGCAGATCGTCGGCCAGCTCGGCGTGGATCACACCGGACAGGTCGATGGTCTCTTCGCCGGGGCCAACGTACTGCCGGGCCGCACGCGCGCCCACGCGCTCGCTGGTTGGGTGGCGCCATGACATCTGGCGTTGCAGCTGCTGGTAGGCGGCGGTGGAGAGCGAGAAAACGAACGTGCCCAGGGACATCATCATGGTGGCAGTGCTCAGTCAGTAAGGCGGGCGTTGCGCCGTGAACCCGCTTCGCGGTCGCGGCGATCCAGTTCGGCGCGGACGGCCTGCGCAATGGCCTGCGCATCGGCGCCGGCACCGGCTTGGATGGTGATGTGATAGGTGTTGCCACTGGCCTGCGTCATGCCCGCGCCGCCGGCAGACGGCGCCATGACCGGCGCGCTGCTGACAGGCACCACGGGCGTCACAGCGGCCGCCATCGCCATCCCAGCGCCGGCACGCTTCATACGGTCGCCGAGCCCCACCACGGACTGCACAGCGCGATCTTGGCCGCCGTCGAGACCGCCGGCCAAGCCCTGCATGGTGTAGTCGCCCAGCTGTTTGAACACGCGCGAGGGGCTGTGGATGCCCAGCACGCTCTTGAACGCGGAGACGGCGCCGCTGCCGATGTTGCTGACGATATCGCCCACGGAACCGGCCATCGAGCGGATGCCGTCGATCAGGCCAGAGATCATGTCCTTGCCGGACTGCAGCATCTTGGCGGGCCAGCCCACCAGGATCTGATTGATGCCGTCCCACATGGACGACAAGCCGTTGCGGATCAGATCGCCGTCAAGGGTGAACAGGCCCACGATCAGATCCCATGCGCCCTGCAGATACTTCCACGCGCCCCCGATGGCGTTCTTGATGACGGGCAGGATGGTGGTGAACGCGTCGACCAGCCAGCCGATGGCCTTCACAGCCAGCCGCAGGTTCACAGTCAGCACGTTGCCCAGGATCTGGCCGAAGCCTCGGCCGGCGTCAGTGGCGCCCTGCAGCTGCTCGCTGGTGGCCTCAAAGGGTTCGAACAGCTTTTTGACCCAATCCCAAGCCTGGCTCATGGCATTGGAGATCATGTCCCACACCGGGCCCAGTGGCTCCAGCGCGGTCATCAGTTCGTCCATGATCGGATTGACCACGTCGAGGATGCCTTCCCATACGCCGATCATGAACGCCTTGATCGGTTCCCAATACTTCCACACCAGGGCAGCGACCACGGCCACGGCGGCGCCGATGGCCAGCACCGGCAGGCTGATGCCGCCGAGCAGCGGCAGCAGCATGCGTCCCACGTTG